GATCGGCAAGTAAAAACGTACCTTTTCCTGGATCGTGACGAGATAAACCGCACGATCCCATACGGCCTTATTGCGGAGGCCAGGTTCGGAAGCCGGTGGGGCACCATGCGCAGGAGAATTCGCTGGAAAGAGGAATTTACCGAAAGCGAACGCGAATACGCCGAAGCGCTGTTTCGACTGGCGTACAAATGGTACTGCGTAAGCGGAGTTCCAGACGAGGTAAAAATGCGTGCGAAAACGCTCGCGCTATGGCAGCGGCTCGGCGATTTTTGCGCGTCGCTCTGATCCTGCGGATCGTTTCGCAAAACGCAAAGGACCCGGTTGTCCAGGTGTGGTATTTAAAGGAGGTTTGAAAAAATGAAAGTAGCCGATATTATTAAACTTCTTGATGGAAGTGCTGAAGTCTTTATTTACGATGTTTCAGCGTGGATGGATTGTGCTGACGAGATGGATAGTACGGACTGTGTTAAAGCTGATCCCGTTTCGTTCTGCCAAGGTTGCCCAGACTTCGTAGAGAAGCACACCGAGTGGGAAAAGTTCCACGGTTCAAGCGATGCTGTTCCCATAAAGCTGGCTGAAATGAAGGTGGTTGAGCTGAACGTTAAAGAAAGAGTGGTTGGTAAACGTCACGGAAAAGAAATTAAACAGCCATTTCTTGGGATACAGGTACGGTGACCAAGATGCACGTGTACATTTTTTGAGCCGGAGGATGGCGAGCCATGAAGATTAACTGCCTATCTATTGACGTTTACCGCTTTCGCCATGGCGATTGCACAAATGGCGGGATCTCCAGCCGGTTTGGCGAACTGCTTGTTTTCTGCCACGACGGGCCGCGGAGCTTCTTCTCAGAGCACGAGCTTCCGCTGAATTTCTGCACGGTCGAGCGGATCTACGGCATCTCTCACATCGTCCCAGCGATGGTAACGGAGGACGGTCAGATCGTGCCGCGTCCTGGATGGTGGATGTTCGGCGGCAATATCGCGGACACGTCCGACAGCCGCTGGCGTGAGCTTACTGGCCTTGGCTATCCGCTGCACATTCACGACAGAAAGGAATGGTAAAAAATGAACGGTTTTCAAGTAGCGGATATGTCGGGCCACGTAAGGCCGCACACGGGGATTTGTCTTTTGTAGTCGATTATGGACAATTTCAGCAAGCTATCTTTGTGCAGTTCATGACTGCGGTTTAGCTTGCTATCTGCGCCGCGTAGAGCGATTATGTCCATGCCGAAAGGCATGTTTTGAAAGGGGGATTCCTAAATGAAAGTAACCGAAAAGACGCTCAAGAGAGCGATTGAGCTCAACAAGATTCTGGATCAGGTAAGGGGTTACAGCTCCGGGATGAAGCCCGAGATGTTCGAGATCTTCAGCGAAGAAGAGCTGCAGAAACTCAACCGGAAAGAAGAGCGGTTTCTGCGCAAGCTTGGATGCGCAGTTTGAAAGGAGAACGCACCATGAAGGTTAATGTGTACCGCCTGGCTTCGAATACCACCGACAAATTCATGAGCTGGACGGACGGCGATGGGAACCAGCGACAGGGTTTCGTCCACAACACGGGGACGGAAGTCTTCTGCCGTGGCGAGTGGCTCACTGTTTACACCACGCCAGAAGGGGAAGAAATCTGGGACTGATATGCCATGAAAGGAGAAATAACTATGACTGAATACGAAAAGCTGATCCGCGCGGAAGAATTGTACGGTGAAGCGGAGATCATCGAAGCCGCCACCGGACGTGAAGGGATGGCACAAATATCTCCAAGGGCCTACCCGAACATCGTCGGTGTCTGGTACGGTGCGGGCGACGGCAGCGACGACAAGAATATAAAACCGGAAGAATTCAATTCGCAATTCATCGTGACTTCCAAGGTGTAAAAGGAACTGGTCAAAATTGACCAGTTCCTTTTAGCTATCTTTGTGTAGTTTACTGCTCCGGTTTGTCTTGCTTTTTGGCCCGATCAGAGCGATTATACACTCGAACCGTGGACCGGACCAGGCGGGGCCGACCGGCAAAACCTGAATTTTACAAGGAGGACACCACAATGGCTAAGACCTACCCTTTTCCCACCCAGAAGCATGCCCACGACATCGAGTTCTACCGCAATCGCCTTTTCAACACCATGGCGGACATGGAGTCCGGCGAGATCCCGATGGACGCGAAGCGCTACGACCGCATCCACGACATGTACTACGGGGCGCTGGAAGAGCTCTACGACGCGGTTTGCTACAACACCCGGGACGGGCGCATTTCCTACCTGACCGGCCCGCAGATCGCCCTGGCGAAGAAGATCGTCCTTTGGGCCTCCGATACGCGGGCAAACACCTGCATCGAGCGCGGACGCCTGGACCTGGTGCAGTATTGCTGAACCGGGCGCAGAAAGGACCGGCCTTCGGGCTGGTCCTTTTTCTTGCTTTTACGCGAGTTTTGAGTTAATCTGGTATGCATGGAAGGAGTGGATTCCATGCCAAAGCTGAACTACGCAGCGATGTTCACGCTGCGCAAAGATGGCCGGTACCAAGGGATATGGCGGGAACTGGATCGGGACGGAAAGCCGACCGGAAAACGTCACGCAATATGTGACCGTGATCCGGAGCGCCTATTTAACCGGCTCAAGGAGAAAGAACGCAACATTTCTCCGCCAGTCACTTTTGAAGCCGCCGCAGACGCCTGGGAAGAAAAGCACTGGGAGCGGATCGGAAGCAAAACAGCGGAGACCTATGTTGCGCCTCTCCGGCGGGTTAAGGCCCAGTTTTCCGAGATGAGTGCGAGCGAAGTCACCGCCCAGGAAGTTCAAGCATTTCTGGTTGACCTTGGGAGGCAGGGCTTTTCCCGCCGGTCTGTGCAGATGCATCGGGACATTATCAACATGATTTTCAACAATGCCATCGTCGAGGGCCACCTATCATTCAATCCGTGCTCGGCTGTGTCTCTGCCTCGGAATCTTCCTGTGAAGAAGAGAGAGCTACCGGACGATGCGGCGATAGAAGCTGTCAAGAAAGGCGGCGATCAGCCTTTTGGCTTATTTGCCCTTGTGTGCCTTTACGCGGGTCTTAGGCGCGGGGAGGCCCTGGCCCTCCGGTACGACGACATCGACCGCCCTCGCGGCTGTATTCGCGTCACACGGGCCGTTGAGTTCGTAGGGAACAATCCGCACATCAAAGCGCCGAAAACGGAAGCCGGATACCGCACCGTGCCGCTGCTCGAGCCGCTGGCGAAGTCGCTGCCGAAATCGGGAACTGGGCTGATCTTCTGCCGCGAGGACGGTGGCCTATTGACAAAGACACAGTACAGAAAGCGCTGGCTCCGGTACTGCGAGAGCATCGGGTTCGAGATCACTGCGCACCAGCTCCGGCACGGCTACGCCACAATCCTGTACGAGGCCGGGGTTGCGGACAAGGATGCCCAGGAGCTTCTTGGCCACTCAAGCATCGCGGTCACCAGGGACGTGTACACGCACATCCGAAGCGCACACCGCGCGGAAACCGCAGAGAGATTGAATGCGTTTGTTTCTGGCAAAAAAAGTGATGTCAGCCCTGATGGCAAAGTTGATGGCAATACCGAAAAATCCTCGAAATAACGCGATTTATTCCTGCCTTTTAAGCAGGGTGTCCGGGGTTCGAGTCCCCGCTGGAGCACCAAAGAATAAACCGTGAAAAATGTTTGTATTTCGGCATTTTTTCACGGTTTTTCGATATTTCGATGTAAAAATGTTCGCAAAGTTGATTGTGCGTTTCGCGCTTCGCCAAGTGCAAAAAAGAAGCAAAAACACGCAAATAGAAGCGTTATTTGATGGCAATTTGATGGCAAAAAAGGAAGCCTCACTCTTGGGGCTTCCTTTTTCTTGTTACATCTGCTCTTCCAGTTTCTGGATGAAGCGCTGCGCGTCTCTCTGGACTTCCTTGGGGAGCTCGCCCATCATGCCTCGGATGGATTCTACCATGTTTTCCATACCATCATCATAGGAGCCGTTGTAAGAGCTTCCGCCGTATCTGCTGCTTTCACCGTCATAGCGGTTGCCCCCGTTGGAAGAGTATCTGCCCATGCTGTCGCGCCTGCGTCCACGGGCCATACTCCGTCTGTCCTCCATGCTGTACCTGTTCTCGTAAGAGTGGCCATCGTTCCCAGAATAGTCGCTTTCCTCGTAGCTTTCGATGATCTTGTCGAGGTTCTTTGCTGCGTGGGCAAGCATGTCTACGCGCTCTAAAATAGCCGCAGACATCTCCCCCTTCTTGCCGTACTCCTCAAGCTGCTTGCAGAGCAGCTCTTTCAGGTCATAAAGTGCATGCATCACTGTTTCCTCCCTTCTCTCAGGCTATACGGTCAATCACGAGGTTGGCATTCTGCAGCTCGATTACCGGGGCCGGAGTCACGGTCGGGTCTGTCGTTGCAGGAACGCTCTCAACGGACACAGAAAAGCAGCATCCGCGAGGGACCTTAATGATCGCCGTGCTGGTCACGTTACCGTAGTCTTCCGCCGCAGCCGGGGTGAAGATAGCCCGACTTGTCAGCCGGGGCTCACCCTGGACGGCGATGGCGACAGCGATGGGCGTAACCGCCGCGCCATCTGGCAGGGCGATATTGCCGTTAAACGTGACCTGGTAGGTAGCAAAGCACTGATTATTGGTGATACCACGGAGAATAAAAACCCCGGTTTCGTCCTCGTGATACACGAAGCCGCGTCTGCACGGGATAGACGCCGTGAAGATGGCAGGAGCGTTCAGCGCAATCTCCTGCACCGCGTTGGCGAGATATTCAGCCGCCATTGGTATCACTCCTTAAGCGCCGCAGCCGCAGCCAGCGTTTCCGCCGCAGGTGAAGATGGGAGTGTTGCCGTAAACGGGCATCGAGGGAACCGGGCAGTTCTTCAGCCGGTTGTACAGCGCGTCGGTCTCGTTGTTGAATCCGATCTGCATGTTGGCCATGTTGATCTGATTCTGGAGCGCAGCGTTATCCCTCTGTGCTTGTGCCAGCTGGCCTTTCACGCCGTCAAGCTCAAGCGCACACAGCTTGTCGAGGATTGCCTGCGTTCCACGGGTCTGGGCATCAATGATGTCACGGGTGTTCTGGGCTGCCGCTGTACGATCAGCGCAGTTCTCGGTAGCAACCGTGTATTTCAGATCCGCCGTTGCCGCTCTGTTGTCGCAGCAGCACTGTGCAAGCTGGGCCTGCATAGCGGTCATCCCCTGAGTGCTTGCGGTCTGGGCTGCAAAGCTCCGCTCAAGGTCTGCCAGCTGATTGGCATACATCTGAGCGGAAATTCCGTTCTGGGCCGCCGCGATGCCTGCGTTTACTCCTGCAAAGCCGGAGCAAAGGCTGTTCTGCACGTTTGCAAAGCCTCCGCAGAGCTGGGTCGCTACATCGCCAAAACCGGATGTAATTTTATCTCCGATGCTGGAGACGCTTGTCTGGATCATCTGATCCCGGAAACCTTCGTTTACTTGGCTTGCCTGATTCATCCACGGATACAAGCCGCCGACTCCGTTACCATACCCTGCGTTGTTACCGTTGTTGTTCCAGCCGCCGAAAAGGACAAGCAGGAGCAAAATCCAAGCCCAGTCCCCGCCGAAGCCGAAACCGCCGCCATTTCCATGCCCGCCGTACATCGGGGCTACCGGCATAACCATTCCAGTGCCGGTGCTTTCGTCTGTAAGAGCCATTGCTATTCCTTTCTCCCCTAATTATGGGGTAAGCCGATCAGTCTTCTTCTCGCTGATCGGGTATTTATTCACACCGCTCCCTATGCGCACTTGGGGCGGTTTGAACGCACTTATTTAAACATCTGAGCCATCTGGTAAGCGTTGTTTATCTGCTGTTGCGTAACTCTTCCTGAATTCACGAGATGCTGAAGAATCGCGTTGGGGTCGTTGACCATGTCCGCAGGTATATTCATTCCTCGCTGCATAAAGAATCCGACCGGGTTCGCCTTTACCTGCTGGAGCATCTGTATAATTGCCATCGGATTATTCATCTTCTATCTCCCTCTTTCTCAGCGATGTGCGTTTAACCGAGTTGGCTTTTATTTCTTCCACAGTGGCGCACAATGCGTCAAATTCGCGCTTTGTGACATATTCCGGCGTCTCTGCCTTGGTGTTGTGAGAAACCGCCTCACGGGGCGTTTCCGTGCGCTCTACGAGATCATAAACTGTAAGATTCGGTCTTCCAGTCGCATCTGCCTGTTTGACATAGATCGTTTTTCCGCTCTGCTCCCATAAAGCTACTGCTCCATTTGGAGCCACCGGGTATCTCTGGGCCTCATCAATTCCACTGACCCAGATTATGCTGTTCTGGGCATTCGGCATTGTTCCCTGCTGCTGACTCTGTTGCTGTGGGATCTGTGGCTGGTATGTCTGGGGAAAATAGTTCTGCATATACGGGTTTCCATAGCCTTGCGGTGTAAAATAGTTATATCCTGCCATTTTTTACCTCTCTTTCAAAAACCAGTAATACATCGGGATCTCTTTACTGGAGTCCCACGCATCGTATATGTCACCATCTATAACCGTTGCGACGTGCCTGTCAAAACAAAGAACAAAGACACCGTCCGGGTGGTCATAACAGAAATCCTCTGCTGAATAACAATCAGGGCAAAGATTTGGTATTGCGTTCCGATAGAAACCGTTCTGCCTGAGCACAGCGCCCCACACAGCGTTGGTGCTTGGCATCATCCCCATCTGTCGACCGGCCTCTGTGATCAGGTCATACGCCGTTTCCCAATCAACACCGATGGCTAATGAAATCGCCCGGACAGCGCAGTCGCCGGTACGAATTCCAATGGGGTTCTCGTTATATTCAATCCACACGGCTGTCTTCCTCTTCTCTTTCAATTGGAAACAAATCATCATCCAACAGCATCAGAAGCAAATCCCCGAGGTCGTTGCTTTCCATTTCTGCACCTTCTTTCGGAAAAATTGTATAAAAAAAGAAGCCCTCCGGCAATGAAGCCAGAGGGCATTAGTCGTGCATTCTTTGTGCAATTTTTATCTGAAAATTTTTTGCTGTTCTTTGTAAATGATGCTTTTCGTTTGTCTGACTGAAAGATCAAATTCTTCGGCTAACTTCTCAAACACTACCCCGTCAATGAGTCTGCGTTTTAGTATCGCTCTGTTCCGCTCGTTGTGGCAGTATTCGTCGATTAGCTCCCTGATTTCGCTGTTGGTGTACTCCATTGGTCACCTCGTGAAAAATCCCCCAGGAACCCCTGGGGGATGCGATTATTTCTTTCGGACTTTTACTCTCCCGTCTCCACCGCAATTTCGGCATTTAACGTATCCGGAATTGCCACCTGTTTTACGGGTTCTCTTTTTCGTTCGGGTATATGTCGCTCGTGCTGCCATAGTTCACGCTCCCGTCTCTGTTCACAATGGCAAGGCCACCGTCTCCATCGACCTGTGAATTGTACGTCTCGATGACTTCATCGGCAAAGGAGTTTTCATAACGAAACCACGCCACGTTGCTTCCAGCCAAAAGAAGAACAAGAATAATTGCCAAAATCCACAGGCGTTTAATTGTCCTCTCCATTGTCGTTTTCATGCTCTCAAACGCGGCAAAAGACACAGTTGCTTTCTCTTCCATGCTGATCCCCCTCTCGTCTTTTGAGGACACCATATCACATTTCTCCTGGAAGTCAAGACTTTTTATGCCTGTTTGTAGAGAGTCTTTATGTCGTTTTTTATCACGGCTATGTCCGTCTGGATTTCCCCCAGGCGCTGTGCGTAGCTGTTGTGTGTTTCGAGCTTGTGTTCAATGCTGGAGAGCCGGTTTTCCAACCTCTCGTCTTTAACAGCTTCCTCGACGGCTCTCTTTTTGCTCTGCTGAAACGTGGTAATTAAATTCACGATAATGCTTGCCGCTGCGCCAATCAGCGCGGCCAGGACTACATCACTCATTCGTCAGCCTCCTTAATGTTTGCCGTCATACTCGTTTGGAATCTCTGCTCCTACCATATAGCTCGGTTCCGTCTTCGTAAGCTGTTTATAAACCTGATGCGCTCCCGTTGCCGCAAGGCCAGAAACAATCCCGATTGCGATTGCTGTCAAATAATCGCTGCCTGGGAACTCCGGCATAATAAACATGGCAACCACGCCAAGAATGCCACCACTGAATCCTGCAATAACAGGATTCCACTTGCCATCAATACGCCCTGTTGCTTTGACTGCCTCAACAATCAGAAACACAATAACGACAATAACGGGAATTGTTGCAATACCAAGCTTCTCAATGATTTCCATGATTTACTCCTTTCATCTCTCTAACAATTTCGACCATGTTTTATTTCCAACAATGCCATCATGCTCTGATGGTTGATTGGGAAATACCTGCGTTTGAAACTCTTTGACCTTGCCCTCCAGATAACTGCCGAAGATCCCGTCCGGGTTTGTAACAACAAGCCCTCTTGCTTTGAGGATCGCCTGAAGGACTTCCACATCTGCCCCGCTCATGCCGGAGCACAGCACCCTCGGGGGCCAGTATTCTGTCTTCGGTTCTTCCGGCTTCTCCTGCTCTTCCGCCGTCTGCCAGTTGTTCAGGTCAATTTCGCCTTTGATCCTCTGCGCCGCTGAAAACCTTGCGTCAATGTTATGCACTGCCGGGTTTTCAAACCTTGCGCACACAGCCTTTGTTGCGGCATAGACATCGTTCGTTGTCTTCAGCAGATTGAGGTCTGCCGGGAAATCCCTCGCAAGCTCTTTCAAAGCGAACCCAACCTGAAACTCTACGCTGTCAATGGCAAGGCCGCTGGATTTCCATTCATGGTACATTTCCTCTTTGCGTGACCAGTATGTCCATTGGGCAAGCCCAAAACCCTTTGCGTCACGGGCGAATGCGTTCATGCTCAGCTCCCCGCTGTTGAGCCTCGCCACATAAGCTTTGCTGATTGAGCGGTAAGGCGAGAAGTCACCCTGAACCCGGTTCGGTTCGCATCCGCTCTCGCACTCCCAGTTGCCAAGCACCCCAAGCGCACCGGCTTCTGTCATTCCTGCCTTGCGAAGTAAGTTGTAAATCTTCTGCTTGCTCATGATCAGTTAGGCCATGGGGGTCAGCTGGTAGATGTGGGTTGCGTAAGTTGAATTTGTTGCGTCTGTTAATGCCTCAATAAGCAGATGCGAGCCGCCAGTCCTGTATGTGACAATAGCACCAGCTTGGATTACGCCGCCTGTCACAGCAAACTCCATAGCCTTGCATTTAACGACCAGGCTCGGTATATCGAACTCAATATCCCGCCCAGCATTGTATGCATCCGTGATTTCCTGTGGGGTTTTGTCCATTGTTCCGCTGTAATCTTGAGCTGTCGGTGTTAATGTAATAGTTAATGGAACAAGAGACATATCTTTTTTCAAGACATATCTGGTTTCCTCAGTACCAGATTCTTCGACAACTATATAATTGTCACTGCTGAGTGTATATGTAACTGGCTGAGCTGTCTCCGTAAATCCAAAACCATTTATGTCCATGTATGCTGTGGCATAAAGAGCAGTTCCATTAACCGCCTGAATGGATTGAGTTTCTGCCATAGCAACAACATCTTGCGAGGAATATGGATCTAAAAACAGCAGAACAAATCCTTGGCTTGTTTTATTGAATATGCTATTATCCGTAGTGTAATAATATGTCTTATCCGTTTCGTTATCATATCCAAAATATAGATAAACCAATTCCGTTCCGACTTCTCCTGCGAGTGCCGCAATAGCGGTCTCCATCTTATTAAGTTTTTCAGCAGTAACAACGTCACCACTCTGCCAATTTGTTGGTTCGTAACTCATTTTTAGTTTCTCCCTTCATTAAGATTTTAAAACCATTGAGTCAACAATGCCAATATCCACAATATCACTTGATGCATCGCCTCCAAGCGTATAATATGTTGCGCTTAAATACGATCCAGCGAAATTGTGGTCAATCGTATCACTCCCATATTGGGGAGTTAAGCTTTGTGGAGTAACGTGTTCAACAACAAGTTCTTCAGGAACAAAAGCTGTAACTTCTCCATCTTCAGACCAAAAATAATTGGTTCCTTTAAACGTATCAATTGTCTGTTTATCATAAAGTTGATGCACTTTAAAATAAGGCCTGTATAAAAATTTGCGCTTTTGAATATAGCCATCATTACCATGATCCCCGTCAGCATAACCATATGGAACATCTGAATAATAAACGTCAGCATAAACGGTGTAGAAATCGCCATAGTCGGTCTGAGAAACTTCCCAAAAAACATGAATAGGAATGTTGTTGTCAAGAATGTACGTTCCTTCTTCTGGAAGTTTTTCTTGTAGTCTTTCATAATCGTTTGTGTCATAATGTCCAATTGCATATCGGTGCCCGACAACTTTACCATCTTCTGTTATAGAATTGTAACCCTGACAATATTCTTCAAGATCGCACAACTTTAATGGAAGCATACCGTCATCTGTAAAATCAAGAACGCCACCATATACAGGTTTCGAAAGATAGACACTTATTGGCTTGCTTGCTTTTAGCTCATACTGTTTTGCTTTGTATGCGGTAATTTGTTGCTTACCCACAAATTGACAAACATTCGCATAAGGAGAAAACGGAATAGGCTCAGAAGAAGATGCAATCATTGGCGATATTACAATCGACCCATCATACGAAAGTCCTCCTCTGAATGAGAAAGTAAAATCAACACGTTCATCCTCATCAACTTTGCTTGCAAGTTCAGACAAGTCAAAAACATGAGATTCATTATAATAGTTGAAAGCTTCAAGATATGTGCTTGTGCCAGACCTTTTTGCGTCTATAAAAGGAGAATTCCCACTCCCTGAAACTTGGATATGTAGATATCTGCCATTCAAGGCAAAGCCTTTGCAATATGCGAAAGCTCGTGACGCCCATGCACCAGCACCAGCAGTGCAGGTTCCACTAAATGTAAACCGTCCATAAGCATCATGCCGTATTTTTACGCCATAGTATGTTATTTCCTCCTCTGTAGCATCGTAATTACTTATAATAGCGAGTTTGTTCACTCCATCCCCGGGCTTCCAAGGCTCACCATATTCATTGAACACTCTGGTGTCAATATCCACTTCGAGTCCATTTAGCTGTTTGACTTCATCAGCAGTAAAAGTTACGACACTGCCAGAATATTCCTTCTCTTTTGGATATACAATAATTGCACCACTGTCTTTTCCGCCAGTGCTGGATACAAATCTTGATCCAATGCTCTGAGTCCCATCATAAACACAAGCTTCATTCCGATGAATAACTTCTCCAGTTATAACATCATGAGTATCTTTAACATTACCAACAGCCAGAAGATTTTCAACAATTGCTGTCTCTCCATTGAGTGTAATTGTTTGAGGAGTTTGTTTTGGAACAACAATAACCTTGCCATCCGACTTATCAAGATAACCATTGTTTATCCATATGCTCGCACCCGATTGGCTCATATATCCATACACCAAAAGAGATGCAAGAGGCTCTGGAGATGTATTTGCAAGTCTAAGCGGTACATATCCGCTTTTTGTTACAGTTCTTCCTCCAATCGCTTCTGAAAGTTCTTTTAACCAGAATTCAAGCCTGTATTTTGGCTCAGGGAGAGCAATATCCAATCCAGCCGCCTTCGCTAAGAACAGTTCAACTCTCGTTAAAGGTTCTGGTATATCTATATTTTGCCCAGAAATTTTTGCAAGATATATTTCCACTCTGTTAACAGGCGCAAGCATACACACTTCGCCTTCTTTGACGGAGGAAAGGTATATTTCAACTCTTGTTTTTGCTTCATATGGAACTTCATTGCCATTTATGATTCCATCAAGGAAGTGTTCTATTCTTGTTACAGGTTCAAGTGTTGCTGCCATTTTGAATTCTCCCTAGTCAGAAATGATGTGTTCGCTCATTGCGGCTCCTCCTGCATCATGGATTATAGATGTAAATCACGCATGTCCTTGTTGTCGCAACTTCTGTCTTGTTGTACTGTGTGCCCAAAAGCACGTCTCCAACGTAAAACTTCATCTTGTGCAGATTAACCGTTCTTGTCGCGTTATCTGTGGCCGTCGCTATGTCCGTGCTCGTTCCGTCCCTCGTCAGCGTGATAACGCATGTGTTTGCTCTGTAAGTCGAGCTCGCTACTCTGACATTAATCACAATGTCGAGTGTGCAGTTTTTTAAGACCGTTAATGTGTGCGCGGCGTCATCAACCGAAAAATATTCCGCAAAATGCTCTCCGGTTAAGTCCGCATGGGTATTGTCGAGGAGCGTGTAATTCGTGCCAGTCGATGATTTCCATGTCGAAAACGATCCAATCATCTCAATCGACCCGCCGCCGAATGTGACTGGGTTTCCGAGAATGCTCACGATAACACCTCCGTCAGAGTAGCCTGAACCGTTAGGTTGACCGATGGCATTGCGCCAAGGGCAGTCGCCTCAAACACTCCGTTATTGTTTTCAATATAAAGTGCCGTAACCCCATCATTAATAAGCTGCTGGATCTGGTTTGCATCCAGCTGCAAATCAACTTTCGTGTTTGATGTCCCGCCGGATACGGTTACTGTCTGAGTATAGATTTCTGTCAGTTCGATATTTTCCCATGCGGATGTCGGCATTGATACCGTTGTTTTTGTCGTATTCGCGATGGATGACCATTCTGACCATCTTCCCGAGATATATCTTCTAATCTTAATGTCGTAATAAATCGTGTTAATGGCGAGTTGCGTATAAACAGTGGTTCCACCCTTAGTTCCTCCTCCACAGATAAGCAGAAAAAATCCGGAAAACGGCGAATTTGTAACGTTACCACCATTAACCTGGGCAACACCCGCTTTGAAAAGGTTCAGGTTCCCGCTTGTAATTACCGTACCAACACTTGCATCAAGCCGAAGCGCGCCGAGAGGAACATTTGTCGTTCCGCTTTCAACCTCGACCCCGTCAACGGAGTTAACGGCGCCTTGCCCGTCCTGACCGTTATAGACAATGATCGGATCATAACTGTCATCGTCATAGACAACGTGATAGGTTCTTTCCCTCCCGCTTTGGGAGATGTAGTCTATGCTTTTAATGCCGATCCCTTTTGGGATTTTCAGCACAAGAGCGCCGCTTATTTCGTCATATGAAACCACTTCCGCCGGAGCCGTTGAGGCTCCAGTCTGCACTGTAATGTCAAGGATGTTCCTGTTAATGTAATTTTTAAGCAGCGTTCCCGTTATCATTCTCGGTTCATTGGACTGGTCAACAAGGAGCGCGTCCGTGTCATTGATGTCCGTTGCTGGCTGCAAATCGGTAATGTATCTATCAGCCATTTTTGCCCTCCTGTGGGTCAAATCTCTGCGCTGTGGCCTTCAACCGCTCAAGCTCAATTACACACCCCACCCATGCGTCAGCGACCTTAAATCCGCCCTGCACGGGAAGATTTTTGATTGTCTGGATGATCGGATCAAGTGCTTTCTCGTCTATGATAATTTTCGCCATGCAATCACCTCTAAATTTTGCTTAAAGCAACAATCATTTCACCCTTAAAGTTGATACTTATACCACGGAAAACCGTAAATCCTTCAAAAGTCTCAATCACGCCGTCATAATTTCTTGTTAAAACGGTGCAATTTTCAGGATTTGTAAATGTATTTATCACTTCAGATAATGTGCTATTTATGACTCCAAACCTCAGAACCCCGTCAATAGATGCGACACCTATCCAGCTTATTTCAAATTCGATGCCGTTAGCTGTTATTAGTTTTATCATTATTGCCTCCAAATTTCTCTAAAACTATAACTATATCGTCATCCTTTAATTCTGATGCTTTTTTGTAAGTTACAGTAAACGCACCCAGTTCAAAACAATGTTTAACTTTAAGGTAATTGCACTCTAAAACGCCTGTTTTTATACGATTGAATAAATTCATTGTTTTCTCCTATCGATAAGCCGTCCACACAATAGTAGATGGGCTTAAATTAGAAAATGTATCATAGCTGAGATGCAATGATCCAATTTGCACGTTGTGGGATACTTCAAGAGAATTACAACTTAACACCCCAACAAACATCGCGTTAATTGCCGCGATATCAGATTGGTTTGTCCACACCTGATCGAGATTGCTTTGAACAGACGTTGTGGTTTTTCCGTATCCGACAGTTGACGCCGTTAGCCCACTTCCACTAAATGTCCCTATATTATCGTCTGTGTTGCTATATGTTATGTTGCCAGCATAAACCTCGCCAGTAAATGTTCCACTTGTCGCATAGAGGTTCCCATCAGCGTCAACCTGAAATTTGTTGTTGATGTTGATGCTTCCCTCTGTGATCTCGAAGTGACCTTTCAGCCAAGCCCCAGTAGCGCTGACGCGGAAAATGTCACCGTTCTGGTTGTAAATTTTCCACTGGTCATCCTGCAAGCTCCACCCGAAGGTCGTGTTCCCGGTTGGGCTTTTGCGGCTAACCTTTTGCCTCAAGGCTCTGTCGGCTCTGCTTTCGAACTTGTATTCGTGGTCGACTTCCTCGTCATAGGGAGCGCCAAAATTTGCTGCGTAACCTTTGCCGAACGTGATGTCCTCAGTCAAAAGACCGCCAAACACGCCCCGAATGTTGCAATAATCCCCGATCTCTGCCTGTGGCGGAAGCTGGCCTGTGTCCGCCTCGAAAGGCGCGTACTCGAAGCCGTTAAATTTGCTCAACAGCCATGTTGCCTGTGCCTGTGTTGCCCACGGGCTATCAATCTCAAGCTCATATCCCGTGTCAGTCCCGGCCTCATAATAACTTTTGTCGTCCGTGTACATTCTGACTGCGGAAACCGCCGGTAATTTCGGACTTGTGCGGAGGTCTTTAACGCTCCGACCAACATTAATAATGTCTGCCATAATTCACCACCTCACGGCCTCGCAGCCAGAATAATTCTGTCCCCACCAATCAAAACCCTGCCTGTCCCCTCTGGGTCGATAAGCAGATAAAATGTCTCTTCAGGCTTATCCCAGAGGCAGATCAGCTGAAGCCTGTTCATGTCGTTTATAATGAAGCTTCCTCCATAGAGTGCGGCAAGGTAACCGAGCATTTCTCTGCATGTGTATTCGTCTGGTGACGGAACGGGGATCTCAAAGCCCTGGTTCATCAGCGTGTAGGTCCGGCTGTCAACAGATACGCCAAGTGCGTCCTGCGCAATCATCTCAACAAGCTCGATGTCCTCAAGCGGCCACACAAGCTCTTCAGGCCACTCCATCATCTGTTCCGCTTTGAGCATTGCGTCATAAGCATCAATCTGGAGATAATTCCCCGTCCCGGCAGTCCGCGTGTCAACAAAGTAGGTTCCCTTTTGCAGCCACTCGCTCTGCTGAGTGGCATTGCAGACGCGCACATAAAGCTGGATTTTTGCCATGCGTGGGATGCTTTCCGAAGAAACCCCACGCATGGTGATCCTTGCCTGACCGGCGACTGCAATACCGATCTGTGGCGTTCCAGATCCAAACGCCGCCCGCTGTGTTTGCACAGATGCAAGCTTGTCCATGCCGTAGGTCGTCCCGCCAATAACCGCTTTAACCTCTTTCCAGTGCTGGCCGCTGATTATCGTCTGATACAGTGCGCTTGTGTTTTGCATGGAGTCACCTCTCAATCAGCGAGACGGATTCTATCGTCCAGACGGAATTCCCGTCTTCGTTTAGAGTGTACACCGCAGCTTTTCTTGAACTGTTGTACATCGTCAGGGTGATATCGCCGCGCCTCTTAGGATGCACATTTGTTTGAATCTGGATATAATCACTTCCAGAAAGTGCGTTAAGGACGATCTGCGCCTCATCAACATCAAGAGTCCGAAATGTAAGTGTGTGCTTGTCTTTAATCGTGACGATCTTTCGATGCATCAATCCGTCCATTGTCCGTCCAGAGTTCTCCGCATCAATATCATTCTCTTCCCAGGACAAGCCGCCCTCACTTAGGTACGGTAAAATGTTAATGCCTTTAATGCGATAGTAAGGTTGTGCCATCAGCCAGTCGACCTCGCTTCCTGCCTTTGATAAACAGTAACCGCCCTTCCGATCTCTCTCCGGTCAAGAACCATCTGCGTGGATACCTCTACCGGTTGTCTGGAAAGGGCAGAAATCTCGCTTCTAAGCGCCGCAATTTCTGAGAGAACATCACGTCCCCAGTTATCACCAAAGCCCGCAAAAGCCGCGTTTCTGGGCACGACATAGCCCCCTGCCATCGCTGGCATAGGAGTCGTTGCAAATGCATCAGCAAGACGATTAGCAAAGTCCGACTGCAGCATTCTGTCGATTATTCCATTTGCGACCAAATTGATCCATTCAGTATGCTGTTCTAGCGGCACAATTGCTTCTTTCCCAGCCTCGCCAGCGCCGAAAAGCGTAGGTGCGTCAACAATTCCGCCTCGTGCGTACCACGCAACATTCAGCGACGGGATTTGCGATGGCAGGCCTAGCGTGGAGAGAACCCTGCCGACAATTCCATCAACTTCCCGCCAGCTCCAACTTAAATGAGGGAGCATGACTTTGAAGGAGCTCAACCGCAGTCCTTCCCACCACTGTTTGAGACTGTTCCATTTTTCGGAGATGCTTGCCCTGATGCCGTCAATCTTGTCGCCTATTGCGGTTTTGATCATATCCCAGATCTGGGTTGTCTCGTCCCTAATTCCGCTCCAGAACGTTGTCCAGTTCTCTTTTATGTTTCCAAGAACCTCTTTGATCTTATCGCCAAGTGCGTCCCAGTTGACTGTTGCCGCAACGCCTGCCGTGCCTGCGATTATCAGGGCAAGGCCGAGCGGAAGATTTGCACCAGTCAGCGCAAGCAGAATGCCTATGGCGATCGACGCGCCACTTGCGATCGCTATGATGTCCCTAACAACAGAACTGATTGTTGCTGTCGTTGAGTTCCAGTTGATTGCTGCCCCAGCCGCAAGAGAGGCGGCTCCAAGAGCAATAAGCCCGATGCCGAGCGGGGAAAAAGCGGGAGTTGCTAGTGTCAGGATCAAGCCGAGCGCCAGCATTGCGCCGCCGACTATAAACATGATCTCGCCGATTACACCTTTGAGCTTTGTTGGCATATCATCCCATTTTATTGCGGCATAAGCGGCCATCCCTAACGCCCCTGCAGCGATCATTCCAAGGCCGAGCGGAAGATTTGCACCAGTCAGCGCGAGGACAAGGCCGACGCCAAGAAGTGCGCCGATTGCGACCAGCTCTATAGCTCCGAGTGTACCTCCGCACTTTTCAACAATCGTATCCCAGTTTTCCGCTACCACATACTTTGCGAACAGCCCGCTTGCGATCAGCATTCCAACACCGAGGGCAATGTGCCCTGTGAGAAGCAGCGCAATTCCGATTCCAGCCATCGCTCCAAGTGCCACAAGCTCAAGCTCCCCCAGATGGCTTTTCACAAGTTCAAGCAGCGTTGCAAAGTTATCCCCGACTTCAACGCCGACCTCTTCGAGATCAATCCCATCGTTTCCGCCGCCTCCTCCGCCGGAGTCACCGTTTAGGACGTTCAATTCGTCGAATGCCATGAGCTGTCTGTTTGCTTCTTTTGCAGCCCCGCCGACGCCACTTATGCTGTCAGCCAGATCGTCATTATTTGCTATTGCCCGTTTGTATGTAGGCCTTCCGCCGAGGATAGCAAAGAACTGTGCTATTGCGTTTGCGGCGCTTGTCAGCCACCCGATCAGCTTCTGTAGCAGAGGCACTACAGCGTTGAAAATGGGAGCAAAAGCGGCACCCCAGCTTACTTTCAATACTGCGAGAGAATTTTTAAGGCCTTGAATGTTCTTCGCTGTTTCCTCATCGTACTGAGCAAATTCCTTTACAGAATCAACAATAGACTTTTTAAGCACCTGAAACAGCTTGACAGCCGTTGTGATGCCAAAAGCAACGCCAATAAAGCTTTTCAGCTTCTTCTTTGCGGCATCAAACTTCCCAGATAAATCGACTTTTTCGGAGGTTTCGGCCAGCACCTTTTCCATGTTTCCGGCTTCTTCCTTCATGCCGATCAGGGACTTTCTCCCTTTGTCTATGTCATCTCTCAGCTTCTGATACTCACGAGCTCTTGCGTCCTGATCTTTGACAGAACTTCGATAGTTCTCCGTTGTTTCAGCAAGCCTTTCTCTGAGAGCCGCCTTTTCTGATCTGCTTCCAGTTGATGCAATCTCTTCTTTCAGCTTCTTGATCTTCTGTCTGGCCCTTTCGATAGACTTCTCCGACGATTCCATCTTCTGCTCGAGAGCGCTTTTCCGCTCCGACTTCTCATTCAGGTCTGTTTCCAGTTTGCTGATCTTCTCTTTGAGCTTTTCGAGTTCTTTTTCTGCCTTTGAGGTGGACATGCCAACGTCAATTCTTACGCTGCCATCAGCCATTCTTCACACCCCCATCCACTCTTTCGTGAGTTCGTTTTCATCATCAGTAAATTTCTGCTTAAACTCAATTATATCTATATTTCGGCGATACCATTCTCTTTCGTGCTTTTCGAGCTTTTTTCCCCTTGCCTGCTTCTCCCTGATGGAGACGATCTGCGAAAACATGCATTCCCCGATCTCCATGTAAGCTCCCATAAACGTCCACCAATGCAGCCCACCTGTATTCGTTTCAAAATCATAGGGTATTTCCCTTGACTCTTTTCCGAGAACCCTGTTTATAGGCGCTATGATGTACGGGAAGTCCTGCTCCCAGTCCATCAGCCTGGGGGATTTCGCCACTGTTTTCTGCTTCCCCATATCAATGAAGCTGTAGCACGCTACCAGTGCTTCATTCGGGTTTTTTATGCCGTCCGGAGACACGTAGAACAGAGTTATTGCCGTTTCCGCCTTGTCATAGTCGCTCAGGTCAGGATCTTTCAGCGCTTCGAGGATCGTGAGAATAACCCGAAAATCGTACCGAATTTCGTGCTGTTCGCCGTCAATGGCTACGGTTTTTGGTAATGTGTATTCCATAGCGAAAAAAGGCGGGTGTTATCCCGCCTTTTTCTTAAACTTTTCCGTATACTTTTGAATGCGCGGGTTCGATGCTTTCTTCTCACGAGCAAAGGCATCGTCCATCTCGTCGATAATCGCAAGCAAAAGGTTTGCCCAGATCGGAAGACCGTCTGCAGTTGCGTATACAGAGATGTTTCCAAACACTGGTTCACAAACCTCGCATCCGAGTGCATCATCTATGAGCTTACGCATTTCGGCGTCCATGGTTCGAGCAATAGCGAACAGTTTAACGCCGTCTGTTTCCTGCGTGATCTGCTTGCGGTATTCCTCGTGCTTTTCATCCAGGGAGTTGAATGCCGTGAAAATGCGCTCAATGAAGTTAGGGTCTGTCGGGTTAAACAGGACGGTCACAGCGCCGTTAATGTTATACTCCTTTAGGCCCGTATCAATGTTAAGATTAAGCATCTAGCCCGTTTCCCCCTCACGCCGAAAAAGTGATCATGCCGTCCTGGCCCTTCGATGCAGTACCAGTAGTTCTGTCACCGCCATACGTCACGTTGAGCGGCATCTGGATGTTTCCACCGCCCTCGCCGCCAAGGCTGGACGGGGTAACCATGCATGCGCTGTATCTCTCCGCAAACGGGGTGCTCGTTTCCCCCGCATAGAAGTGGACAATCAGCATGTCCAGTGCGCTCAGTGCATTGTAGTTCTGGTCTTTGACCGCCATGTTCCAGATTTTTACAAGCGCTGCATCGCTGGGGTCAAGATCGGACGGGTCAAAGCTCTGGGAAATAACCGGCTTTTTCAGCGTGTTATAGGTGGCACCCAGAATGTCGCGTGTGCTTTCCTCGCTCCAGTCGTATTCCGCCGTGCTGTCTTCCACTCGTTTGCCAAGCGGCGACCACACAGGAGACTGCTCGGTTCCCGTGTTGAGGTATGCGATCACAAGCTCTCTTGGAATGGTCAGGCCAGCCGTGGTGTTAAAAGTCAAATCAGCCATATTATACATTCACCTCATATAGCAAAGTAAAAAGAATTTGATGCACTTCCGCTCCGTTTGCGTCTCGGCCCAGAAGCGCTGCGTTCGTGTTTCTGTTAACCCGAAGGAACCTGCATCCCTCTGGGAGTTCAGGTGGGTTTGATTCCGCCCATGCCGCATAGTTGTTCAGGATTTCGTCAACTTCCAGCCGCTCGTTTGCCGTTGTTGGGATAGTCTGGTAAAGGATCGCAAATTGGAACTGCGCCTGATATCCGCCAAGCAGATACCGTCTGGTCTTATACGCTGCTTGAACGGTTTCCATCGCCAGCCCGCTGGTTTCGCCGAGAAAGTCAACGTCAACCATCCTTGTTGGTTTGTTCGGATACCGGTTCAGCCACGAGCGGACAGCTCTTGCGACCTGTTCCGCCTCCGGCGTTATGTCTCTTACAATTTCATCTGCCATTGTTTATCAACCTCTCCGCCACTCTTGCCCACCGCTCCAGGTTCTGTGCTTTGGATACCTCGAACCAGTGTGACGTTGCGAGCGGGTGCATAGTCTTGTGCATAACCAGATCCCGGTCCGTCACTACCTTGTGCTCATTCTTCGGTGCCCATGTGCTTCCTGTCGGTTCATAGATCATCACTTTCCCGTAGTAAAGGAACCTCGCATACGGGCCGGGGTAAACGATAGTGCTTTCCTCGATGTGCGTGCGCTGCGTAAGGGAGCCCGTCAGCGCGGGGACGTACTTGTCGGTGTCTTTCATCACCTGCGTTGCAAGTATCTTTTCAGCTCTATTGGTGGACGGCAGGATAGACGATAAGTCTCCCGTTTTTACTGTAATGGTAAGCATTATCTCGCCCCCACTTGCCAGTGCTGCATGTCCTCGCTGCCGAAATCCCTTGTGTCAACCGTGGTCACATCATAAACATCGTCATTGTATTCCCTGATATGCTTGTACCCGTCTTTGGAAACGTAGATACCCTTGACGAAAAAGCAATCAACACCGGAGCTCACGCCACCGGCTTCAAGCGTCCAGTACCCTGACGTATCGGCAAGGCCTCTGTATGCTTTCGGACCGATATATTTCTTCTTTGCTCCGGTTATGCCATCAACCGCTTTTACCGAAAACGGGATAAAAAGTGTTGCGCTGTCTGCGTCACGAAGGCCGGACTTTTCAATATTTCTCGCCTGAGAGCGGTCTAAAAAAACACCGAGGAGCACCGTGATGTTGTAATCAATATCGAGGGTATCTGGGTCCTCTGTTACGTTATAGATCGTCACTGTATGCGGGGTATACATTGCAAACACCTCCCCGGTATAGCAGGCCAGTCGGCAGCAGGTAGCGTCTGGCAATGTTTGAAAGTTCCTTTTCAGCCTCTGTAACCGCCTGTGCTCCCTCAACCCCGTTACGGAACGAGCGGGAATGTGAGCCGACCGATTCGCTTGCTATGATACCGTCTTCCGTTACCTTTGCGGAGGCGGCTTTACGGAGTGCGTCGAGGCTCTGGTAGCGCTCCGCCAACGCACAGCAACACTTCTTCACTGCAGCCAGCTCAGCCTGTCCGGCGGCCTTTCCCATGGTGAAGTAGTCGATGAAATCTGACGCAAGGGAAGCAAATTTATTAAATTTATCTTCGGGGATCATGTCCCCGTAGAAAGTGCTCGTGTAGTATGCATAGTCCGCGTACATACGCTTCACCTCACTCCAGAAACTCTTCCATAACAAAGCCGCCTGTTTCCAGCGCCTTCCATCCTTCCGGTGCATCGGCTTTCGGGTTAATTCTCACCTTTGCTCCGGTTATGAGGGTTGAGAGAATCCGAGCGTGGATGCTCGGACTCTCTCTTACATTCAGGCGTCCCTTTGGAGCGGCTACGATGTAATTAACCCTCTTTGCCATTAGCCGTTTCCGTCGTCTTCGTCAGCGGGAGCAAAGACCGCGAACGGGCTATAGCTCTCCAGTCCGGCGCGATATGCGCTGACGGGGTTCGGAATTTCCCAACCGAGCCGCATGGTGGCGCGAAGGGCTACCATGTCCTGCTGCGCAAGGGAGTATACGACCGCTTTGGTGGTCGGGTCGACGATGGTTGCCTCAGTCAGGATTTTGAAGGTCACGTCCTGACGGATGGAGTATACCAACTGGCTAAAATCTCCGGCGATCATCAGCGCCTGTGTCTTGTCCCACGCGCCATTCATCGGGAAATCAAGAGGCGTTCCATCCAGAGCATAGTTTGCGTTCTGCTGCATGGTGGTCAGGAAGATCGGCTGGCCGTTGGAGTCCACAAGGCCACGGAGCTTTGCACGCATGGAAACGTCCGCGAGGATGCGAGTCACGTTGTAACCGGCTTCCTCAACCTTGGCCAGAAGGCCGTTGACGCCGAGCAAATCCTGAAAAAGATTTGCTACGAGAGGCGGGGTCGCCGTTGCGTCATCCACAGATTCCGTCACGACCATATTGGCGGCGGCAGCGGTCTGGAGAATGCCGTCGCGCCAGGTGGATGGCTTGTTGGTGCCGAAGATGATTGCTTCGTCGATGCGGTGGCCCATTGCCTCGACGATGCGGGGCCTGACCTCGCCCCAGATGTCGTAGTTAGCGTCGTCAAGGACGGCCTCCGGGATGGGGATGATGACGGCGAGCTCCTCGGCGTAGAGCTTTTTCTTCTCCCAGCCCTGGGCGCTGGTCTGCTTGTAGCCGGTATCGCCGTCAACCCAGTAGGCCATGGGCAGCATGTCGAGCACGTTGATGCTCTGGGTCTTAGCGGTCATGTTGGGCAGTCTGCGTCCAACCCGGAGGACGGCGCTGTTCTCCACTGCGCCCTGCATGATCTCTCTTGATACGGGTTCCGGGATAAGCCCGGCCATTTTGGTTCTGTCAATCAATGCCATTGCTTTTTCTCCTTTACTTTGCGCTTCTAATAAGCGCGTTCATGATGTCGTTTGGCTTTTGCGGTTGCGTTCCGCCATTGTTTACACCGCCTCCAGTGCTCATGCGCACCGTCCCGGCGGGTGGGTTGTCCTTCAGGTACTCCTCGGCTGCCTGCTCGAACGACTTTTTGTCATCCACAAGTCTGCCGATTTTGAAAGCATAGAACTCCAGCATGTCTGATGGGACACCTTTGCCTGCGAGATACTTCTCGTGGTTCAGCGCATCATACTTTGCCTGCAGCTCGGCCAGGTCGCTTTTGGCCTTGTCGCGTTCCGTCGTGAGGCTTGAAATGCTCGCGTCCTTCGCCTGCATCTGATCCTGGGTGAACAGGCCCTTGGTGGCCTTGCTGCGCTCTCTGGCGATTATCGCATCAAGCTGCTCCTGAGTGAACGTGCGGAGACCGAGGTTGACGGTCTGTTCCTGCTGCGTAGCGTTTTTTGCGCCGCTGTTTTCGCCTTCGCCATTAGTGTTCACGTTTGTGGGGTTTTCGTTTTCCATGATTTCTCTCCTTCGTGTTTAAACGTCCCGTCGGACTCAAATTTGAAGTGTTTAAACGTCCCTTCGGACACACCCGGTATAAGCCCCCGGACGGCAACAAAAAAGGAACCGCCGAGTATTTCTCGGTTGTTCCTGTTATGCTTGTTTCGCTATTCGCAGCCGCTCCCTTTGCTCTGGGAGGTCTGCCGTTTTGCTGAACCGCTTATATTCCGCGCTCAAAGCCCGATACCTGGCCTTGGCGTAGGTGTACGCTTCCTCGTCACCTGCGGCCTTATAGCCGATCATCTCGCGTTCCTTGGCCCGAATTGCGGTCTCGAGTTGGCGCTGCTTCTGGGTGGCTTCGTAGGCCGTGTAGGTCTTGCCTTCAAACTCGAAGTCTGGAGGGTCGATGTTGGCAAGCTCCTCGTCGGTGTAGCTTCGCTCCATCACGCCCGGTACAAAGGGGTACCATTTATGCCGTACATCGGCAGTTCCATCCGTTGAGACCTTCGCCTGTTCCATATCCGGTGACTGTCACAAAATCTGGATACTCTGCCATCCTATCGCCTCCTTATCGGGGAGTGAACCCCGATGTTATTTGTTCCACTTATACACCTTGCCCTGCCAGCTCTTGTGGTTCTCCGGGCCGACGCCCTTATCACGAGCGCCACGGTGTGCGGAAACCTCCACATAATCTGTGCCGATTTCTTCCATCAAGGCTTCGCTGTACCGCGCGGAGAGCTGAGAAATACCAGTCATGACCGCCCGCCGGGCGGCCACTTCAACACGGTTGTGCCAGCCGGACTCGTAATCTATCCATTGGAGACCGCTTGCGGCGAGCTGCTTGATGGCGTTTTGAATTGCCTCGTCGTAGCTGAACGCGCCGGACTGTACCTGGATTGCCGCCACGTCAAGGACGCGCTGGTACGCCTCCATGATCGGCGTCGCCACCACGCGCCCGTCCGGCCCGCGTGTTGCAAAGCCAAGCGAACGGGTGATGTTGGTCAACTCATCCAGCGTCTGCGCCCGCAGGGCCGCTTCCTCGGCCTCCAGGGCCTGCTTGCGCTCCTTGGAGAAGATCAGCTTCAGCTTGTTCAGGGTGTCGGTGAAAAACGCCTTGTTGCGGGAAATGGCCCCGTCGTAAATACGGTCCAGCTCCCGCTGCGTTAGTCCAAGCGTCCGGCGGATGCGTTTTTCGATTTCTCTCAGGGATAGCCCTCGCCGTTGTAGGAGTCGGATCAGTTCTATGCTTTTTTCGTTTGCGTCCCCTGTTGCAAACTGTTCGCAGATGTACTCGAAAATCGAATTTTCCAGTTGTCTGTAAATCTCTTGGAGCTGTTCTGGGAGATAAGCGAGGTAATCTCCGCTTATTGGGTATTTCAAACAACCTCAGCCCCTTTATAGGGTGGTTCGTCCTCCGTCCCATCTTCGACAAGCCCTCGCGTGAGTTCGTCATTTTGTGGCAGCGCGGCCTTTGCGGTTTCTTCGCTCTCGTTCATCCACTTCATGCGAAACTCCCACAGGTTCAAAGCGCCCATACTGACCATCGCCGCGTCGCGCTGGAACTCCGTGTTTTTGTCCTCGATGATGCTGTCATCGAAGTCCACCGTAATTTCCACATCGGTGTCAAGGTTCTGCCCACAATAAAGATTGCCCATGCGCAGGATCGTCCGCGCCAGTTCCTTCAGCATATCCTCGAGAACGATTTCGTGCTTTTTGATTGTGCGGAAAAGAGTGCTGTTTTCGCTGACAATCTGGGTCGCCGTTGCTACTCCGCCGTTGTTGAATTTGTAATGGTTCTCGCCAAACCCGCATCTCGCCGACAGTATGTTGAGCATATCCTGGACCGCCGCGTTGAGCTGCGGAGTCCGCAGGCTCATGTCGAGCGGGGTGATCATGGTTGCCTCGGCACCTGCGGATGAGTCTTCAGGAAGCGCATAGAAAATCACGTCATCAGGATCAAAGGTCGGCTCTCCATCCATGTTTTTAAGCGCCTCGGCCTTGACGATCACTCGCTTTTTCCCAAGGACCATCTCGTTAACGTAGGTGTCGTAGGCGATGTCGCAGCCTTTAAGCTGAGGGATGGCATTCGCGTACACAGAAATGCCAAGTGGCATGGATGGGTCGATGTTATTGACGATGTTTGGCCTGTTGATCACAAACATCCTCTCCGTTTCATGCGTCGTTACCTTTTCAGAAACGTTCGCAAGATAGGCAATCGTACCCAGCTCCACCTGCGTCAGGCTTCCATCGTTGTCTCGGTATAAATAGTTTTCAATGTCGTAGGTTCTCTGCTCGTTCAGCCTATGGATTTGAAGATACAGGTATTTATCCTCGCCGTCGACAATTCGCGTCGCAAACGCGCACTCCAGGATTTTCCCGTTCTCCCAAGATAGCGGGTAGACGTTCGGCATGTAGGCGTAGTCAAGCTTCAGCCTCCCAGACCCGGTAACGTCGCCTGTTTCTTTGTTGACCGGGACGTCGACCGCTCGGACTATGATCGCCGTTGTGCCGCCAAAAAAGGTGAGTTCCTCCTGCTCGTTTGCTTTGACCTCGAAGTTGTTGTCGCGGCAAACCTTGTCGAAAAACTCCTGCTCGGCCTCGCCCTCCAGAGTGATCTTTACCTTCTCGTTCATCAGAAGGTTTGCCCAGTCCTCGCAGACCTTCTTTGCCATGCCAAGACCATATCGCGTGCAATGTATTTTCTTTTGTCCGTTGTACACCGTGTAGTGGTGGAACTTCTCCACGTCCCCGTCATACCAGGATTTCCAAACGTCGACGTTTGAATAAAAATCCTCCGGGCATGTCTTAAAGCCAAGCTCACGAAGTTTTCCAAAAATGTCCTGTGCCATCAGCCAATGCTCCTATACTTTCCGAATACCCTCTCTAAAGCGTAGCGGGTTGCGTCGATCAGGTGGTTGTTCGCGTCCGGGTAACCGCTTATGACATTTCCGTCCCTGTCGCGTTCGTATTCATATTCGGTGAACTCCCGGTATGCGTTGGGCGTTCGCCGTTTGTCAATGACGATCTTTCTCTTTTGCAGCCACTTCATTCCGTATGAAACGCTGTCCGGCCCCTTGATGGCCTTTTTCGCATCCAGCCCGCAGGCTCGGAAGTCCGCGATGCTCTTTGGCTCTGCAGAATCGCAGGTGATCGTGTGCCTGTCGTAGCCTCGCTCTTTGATCATGTCAACAAGGTCCTGGTTTGGCGTTTTGTTGACGTAAATTTCATCGATGAAGTAAATAACCTCTCTGTTGCTGTCGTAGTGCAGGCGGATAAAGGCTGCAGGGTCTGGATACCACCCGAAGTCCTGCCCCTGGTAGATGCGGTCGAAGTGGGAAACTTCCTCGTCCGTGATTTCTCGAAGTTCCAGATTTTCAAACACATTCCCCCCGGTTCCGACCGGGATGCCAAGATACTCGTGCTGGTAGGCGCGTTCATTGACGTCCTTCAGGTGCTCAGCCTCGTCAATGAACTGCTCTCCAAGCCACTCTCGCGGAACGTCCAGGTAGGTTGACGAGAAAACGAGCCTGTCAGCTCGTTCCTCTTCTACGTCTTTGTTCGCCCAGTTCGTGTTTGTGATCGGCGGGTTGAAGGTTTCAAAATTCCAATAAATCTCGCCGCCACGCATCGTTGACTGCAGAACGTTTCGGGTTTCTTCCCTTCCGGCGAACTGGTCAAGCTCCTCAAAGTGCGTAAAGGCGATGTACCCGAAAGGCACCTTCACCGATTTTATTTTCCCCGGGTCGTCGGCTCCGCGGAAGAGTATCTTTTGCCCCGTCGGTTTAAATGTCATCTCGGGCGGGCTTTTTTTTACGGACCAATATTCCGCTACACCAAGTTCATTAACTGCCCATTCGTACTGCGCCAAAACCGAGTCTCGCAATGTGTTCGCAACCTTGCGCAAAACAAGCCCGTGCACATCTTCGTTTTGCATGACGATCATCACCCCGCAAAGAGAAACGAACGAGCTCTTTGTTGAACCTCGTCCTCCTTTTCCGGTGTAGTGCGTGTGCTTATGCCGAAATACATCTCCGGCTATATCAGAAAACGCCGGTGCAATGTCCATCCAATACTTCTGCCATGCGATTCCGAGCGCTTTCTGTCGGTCTGTTTCGCCGTCTGCCGTCTCTTCTGCAAGAACAGGGTAAACAAGCGCGGCGGCCCTTGCGTCGCCTTTCATGGCCTTTAGGAAAAGCTGTGCGCCCATAGTCTCGCCTGCGGTCATGTTCTGCCCGGACAGCTCCTGAATTGAGCCCGCGGCGTCCGGATCAAAAACCTCCCCGTCCTTGACCGGCATCTTTGCCATGAGCTTAAACATCTCGTTCATGGACCGCTGGCGGCGCATCTTTGCCTGACTTGCCTTTCCGCCCTTTCTGCCAGCTCGTTTCGCCGCCTCGTCGCCGCTCTTGAACTGTGTAGCCGCGCCCTTTTTTAAGTTGTCAAGCTGGGCTTGCGTTCGTGCCACACCACCAGCTCCTTCGCCGGACTTTTACCGTACTTCCCATCGTTTTCCCATCCTGTGCCGCCACAGTTCGCCGCTGTGGCGATGTAGCAAAGCAGGCGGGGTAAATGTACCCGCCTGCAGTCTGTGCGCTTTTGTGCGCGTTATTTTGCCTTTCCGGCTCTCTTCACCCACTCGCTTTCGAGAGTGTTTCTCGCCTCGCCGCGAACGTTCGGTTCTCTGTCTGCCCGGATGTTTTTGACCTTCGGCCTTTTCATTCCCTCAAGCGTTGTGCGGATGGTGTACGACCCGTTTCTTTCTCGATTGTAGGCAACCTTGCCGACACCTGCGATCTCAAGTGTACCCTCGCCTGGCTGGTTCGAAGTAAACAGCGTTTTCCTGATCTCATTTCGCTTGTTCAACAGGGCCTGCTCGTTACCGCGCACCACCATCCTGTTCCAAGCGGCCTGCTCGTCCGCTGTAACAATTCTCGCGCTTTGAGCAGCTGCGGCTCCTACTGCTGCCTGTCCGCCAGATGCTCTGCCGGATGCTGTACTGTGTCCCATCGTTATTCCTCCTCAGTAAAGGCCCACTCGGCGA